CCCCCAACCTTGACAAACATCGCCCACACCGCTATACACCGCCGAATGGTGGATGAAGCGGAAATAGGCGGCGATACTAACGTGAACCTTACGGATATGCAGAGGGCTGCGCTGGATATAGTGTTCTTCTCAAAGCTTCTGTTCTCACACCACATTGAGGGAGATATACCGGAGTTCCACCGCAGTCTGTACCGGATGGCACAGAGCTCGAACCCGAGAAAGTGCGTGGTGTGCCCCCGTGGCCACGGTAAATCTACCACCATGACCTTCATATACCTCCTGCACTCCGTGCTGTTCCAGACGCAGCGGTTCATCGTGATAGTATCGGACTCGCACGCGCAGGCTAAGCTGTTCCTCGAGGCGATAGCCGATGAGTTGAGGTACAACGACCTGCTCCGGCACATGTTTGGAGACCTCACTACAGACCAGTGGAGTCAGGAGTCAATCACCACAAGCACTGGCATACGCGTAATAGCGAAGGGCAGTGGCCAAAAGCTGCGTGGCTTGAAGTACCTCCAGTACCGCCCCACGCTGATGCTGTTCGATGATATTGAGAACGATGAGGCAACCTCCACCCCCGAACAGCGTAGTAAACTCAAACGGTGGTTCTACGGTGCGGCGCTGCCCGCCCTGTCAAACGATGGTCAGGCGTTTATTGTAGGGACGATTCTGCACGAGGACTCGCTGCTGAATAACATCTATGAGAATGACTCGTCCTTCGTTAAGCGGAAGTACACCGCAGTCACCGATGAGGCCGCACGCACAACACTGTGGCCATCGCGGTTCAGCTATGACGACCTCATGCGTATCAAGACCACGCTGTCAGAACAGGGGCTTACAGAGCAGTGGGCGCAGGAGTATATGTGCGAGGCGATTGACTCGGCCACCGCAGAGTTCCGCTCATCCGACTTCACCCACTACAGCCCCTCCACCGTACATGCTACTGCATCATCTTCACGCACAACAATTACAGTGAACAAGGTCACCACCCCGCTTAACGTAACTATTGCGCTTGACCCGTCGATGGGGCGGACGCGCAACTCGGACTACTCAGCTATCGTGGTACTGGGTGCGGCACCGGATAACCACATCTATGTGCTGGACGTGGTTAGGCAGAGGCTCGCACCGGACGCGCTGATAGACGAACTGTTCAAGCTGGTGCAGAAGTACAGCCCGCTGCGCGTACGCATCGAGACCAACGGGTTCCAGTTCATGCTCGCCCGTGAACTGTATGACGCGCAGAGGCAGAGGAATGTTCACTTTAAGGTGGAGGAGTACAAGTCCACCACCAACAAAGAGGCGCGTATAAGGGGCATGGTACCAGCGGTACGCGCCGGGACGCTGGTATTCCCTGCCCGCAATACCCCCATCAACGACTCAAACGATCTGCTGGATGAACTGCTCATGTTCCCCCGCGCACGTAATGACGACGCCTCCGACGCCTGCGAGGCCGCGCTGTCCGGCATAACACGACCATCCGCAAGGCGACGCAACGCACCCGCCCGCCACTACCAGCCCGCCAGTGCGTACGGAGGATACTGATGACGTTAAAGGAACTGCTCGAACATAAGCAGCCGGATGTGCTGAATAAACTACTACAGAGGCCGAAACCAAATGCAAAATAATAGAGCGAAGATACTACCGGACGAGGTGCAGGATACCGACGATACGCAGTCCGCACCCAACACCGAAGCCACGCGGGTGCAGTTTGAACAGCGTGGGCTGACGGGGTATATCTACGAAACGTGGGATAAGTGGGCGAAGGAGCGCGTATCGAAGGAGGCAACGTGGCTCTCGTGTGAGAAGGCGTACCTATCGCAGTTCGACGTTACGCAGGGGACGCCAAAGTGGAAGTCCCGTGCATTTATCCCGGCGTCCTTCAACGCGGTGGAGTCGATTCACGCGCAGATAATGTCGGGCATGTTCCCTACGGAGCGGTTCTTCGATGTGTACCCCTCGGATGAGGATGGCGAAATGCAGGCGGCAGCGGCTAAAGAGATACTGCTACAGCAGATATTCGCGTCGAACTACCGAGTGGAGGTGTCACACTTCCTCAAGCAGCTTATCACCATAGGCAACTCGGTGGCGATTGTGGATTGGGAGGACACCCCGACGTACTCAGGCTCCCGATTCAAGACGCTCGACATGAAGTATTTTCATATTGACCCGTTCGCATCCGACCCGCACACCGCAAACAAGATGCGGAAATACTGGCTCACTAAAGAGGAGGCTGAATCATTGGGTGCGTTCGATGAGGACGCGCTCAAGCTGCTGCACACATCCCCGCAGGGCGGGAGCATGTCCTCAACGCAGGAGGACGCAAACCATATCGCAGCGTCGCAGGCCGCAGGGTTCACATCCGGCCTCGACCCCGACAGGGGGCCGGTCGAAGTAACCGAACTGTGGGGGACGTTTGAGCATGATGGCGAGGTGTATGAGAACTATGTCTGCTCAGTGGCGAATGGCGTGATGCTCCGGCTCACCCCATCCCCGTACGAGCATGGGCGCGACCCGTTTATCTTCGCACGGTACTCTATCGTAGCAGGCGAGGTATATGGTATCGGCGCGCTGGAGCCCGCGCTTCCGCTCCAGTACCTTATCAACTCCTTTACTAACCAAAAGGTGGATGAACTGTCTATCATAATCAACGGAATGTATAAGTTCGTAGATGACGGTGTTATCGACATTGACAACCTTATATCAGAGCCGGGCGCGCTGTTTGAGGTAGCGGATATTAACAATCTCCAACCTATCAGTCCGCAGTCGGCGGTATCACTGGCGTACTCGGAGATACAAGACCTTGAGCGGAAGTTTGAGGAAGCGACAGGAGCCATCAAGTTGGTGACAGGTGGCGTAACACAAGGTGGCCGCACTGCCACTGAGGTAATGGCGCTCACGCAGTCCGGCAATGCGCGATTCAACGAGATTCTGGCGCACCTTGAGGCGGTGCTTATCCGCCCGTCGCTCACCATGTACCTCGCCAATGCCGCACAGTTCATGGATAAGGCGCAGACGGTGAAGATCATTGGCCGTGACGACGTGGATGAACTTGATGCTTGGGCAGAGGTTACGCCGGAGGACTTGCACGGGAACTTTGACATACGCCCCGGCGGTTCAAGGCTTGTAGCCATGCGGGAATTCAGGCTCAAGAACCTTATGACGTACCTGCAAACCGTCGGCAATATCGCGCCAATCGCACAGCAGTTGGATTGGGGCAAGGTCAACAAGCGTGTTATGCGTGAACTCGGTTTTGATGAGGACGACGGGTTTATGAAAGACCCGCAGCAGCTTCAACAGGAGCAGTTGGCCGCACAACAGCAGGCGGCTGCACAGCAGTCACAGAGCGGGCAGCGTAAACAGGGCGGGGAGTTAAATCCGCAGCTTGAACAGATGATGGCGGGTCAGGAATCGGGGGTGCCAGATGGCGCGACGTAATAGAGCAGACCCGCGATATGATGAACTGCTAGAATCTAGCGCATTCAAAGAGATTATGGACTGGCTGGAGACAACCTTCGAGCGCCCCCACCTTGAGGCGAAACCGCCGTCAGAGATACTTCCTAACTATGGGGAGGTGTACGCAGCTACGGCTGCACAATACCGTGTTGTCAGGGATTTGAAACGAATGCTTGACAAGCGGACAAAACAAAGCTAAAAAGCGGAGGCATAGAACATGGCAACAGAAACGGACACTCCTATAGATGACGGGCTCCAAGCCGTTATGGGTAGTCGGGCTACTATCGTGGACGATAATGTCGACGAGCAGGGTGAACAATCCACCGATACTCAGAACAAGGCTTCGGATACTCCGGATAACACGGACTCCGGTGATGAAAGTCGAAAGTACGCTGGTCGGTATGAATCAGTTGAGGACTTGGAAAAAGGGTACAAAAGCATTTTAGCTGAGTACACCCGCTCGCAGCAGGCGTTACGCGATATGCAAGCGGCTACTTCTGACACCGGAAAAACCAATGAATCAAATGAATTAGATCCCGAAATCCGCGCACAGATTGACCCATACCTGCGTGAAGCTACGGCACCGTTAGAGGCGCAGTTGGCAGAGCAGCAGCAAAAAGGGTTCTGGAAGGAAATGGAATCTGAGTATGGCGCGGGCATATCTGATAAGGTGGCTGAGTATTTTCAGAAACTACCTGCGGATGAGCAAAACCAGTTGGACTCAATTGCAGGTGCAAGGATGATAGCGAAGTTGGTCGGGCAGCAATCACGCAAACCTGACAACTCTGCGGCATCCCAACCCACCGGCGGAGTACGGTCGCATAATGCGCCCCGCTCTACGCTGACAAGAGCAGCAATCAACGCGATGTCACCCGAGGAGTACGCTCGGAGACAGCCGGAGATTATGCGGTTCTACTCGGCACAAACTTAATTCACTAGGAGATTCAAATGGCTTTAGGCGCAAACCAAATGACAACCACCACGGGTGCGAGTTTTATCCCGCAGTTGTGGCTGGACGAAATCCGTCGCGCAACGGAGGCCACACTGCTGGCTAAAAGCGTGGTTAAATCTTTTCCGATGCAGGGCAAGAAAGGCGATACGCTGCATGTACCTGACCTGTCTAATCTGGTGGCTAACAACAAGGTCGCCAATACACAGGTAACCTTGCAGTCACCCACTGAGACTGAATTCGTTATGACCATCAATCAGCACAAAGAAACGTCTTTCCTGATTGAGGACTTAACGGCTGCACAGTCCCAGTATAACCTGCGTTCCGAGTATACCCAGAAAGCCGGGTACGCTATTGCTCAGGCCGTGGACACTGCGATTCTGTCACAGTACGCCAACCTGACCACGGCTGTAATCGGTGGCGATGGCATTACCGCATGGGCACCTGCCGTAGCCGGTAACGGTACTGACATTACCGACCTCGGCATCCGTAACATGATTCAGCGATTGGATGATTTGGACGTTCCGCCTAACGAGCGTGCGTTTGTTATCCCACCGGCACAGAAGAATGTTATCGCCGGTATCGCTCGCTTCTCTGAGTATATCTCTACAGGCGACAAAGGTATTGCTACCTCCGGCGGGAACCTCGGTGCGGGCAAAGCATGGGGCGAATTGTACGGAGTCCCCGTATACGTCACTACGCAGTGCCCTACCGTACTGGCCGCAGATGGTGTGACCCAGTATCGCGTCGGCATGCTGCTGCATAAAGACGCTCTGGTGTTGGCTCAGCAGGTCGCCCCGCGTGTACAGGCTCAGTACAAGCAGGAATACCTCGGCTGGCTGGTAACTGTGGACACCGTTTACGGTACCGCAGCATTCCGTCCAACCTTCGGCACGGCGTTCTATACACCGGCATAATGTAAGCCCCGCCACCCTCACGGGTGGCGGGGAACTTTTATGAACAGGAGATTTTACACATGATTACTTTTGTAAATGCAGGGGGGGCGGTACACACTGTCACTAAAGAACTGTATAAAGAAGAATACAAGCACTGCCGCAAGGTGACAAAGGCGCAGCTTAAAAAGATGAACGACTTGGCCGAAGCTATCGCTGAGCAGACCGCTATTCGTATGGGCGACGGCAGCGCTGAGGAAAAGCATGCTGCCATTGTTAAGTTGCAGGAGTTGCGTGCTGAGGACAAAGTATTTCGAGATGACCTTGCGGGTATCGAGTAAACCTTGAACTATCTACAGGCTACCAACGCGGTATTGCGGGCATGCTCCGAGGCGGAGATCGCCTCGGTTCCCGCTGCCGCTGCGGGGTCGATAGGCGCAAAGTTCGGTGAGATTGTAAACGAGGCGTACCGTCTTGCGAATAATCTACGAAGGTGGCCTTGGGCGAAGGGGGTAACCACTGTAACCGCCGGTTTGACAGCCGACACCTTCGTTCCGGACGCCACTATGCTCGAGGTTATATCCCTGACGTATAATGGGAGACGTTTGTCTGACAGGTACACCTTCGAGGAACTACAGGTTATTGCACCAAATCTTGGCGTGCAGACAGGCACCCCAACCCATTTTACGATGCAGGACTTCAACACTATACGGGTGTACCCGATGCCTACGGATGTGCTGCCCCATACACTTGTGCAGGTGTACGGGTATCAAGCGCTGCCGGACTTGGTGGCGGATACGGACGCGCTCGGTGGCCCCGCCCAGTATCACGACGCAGTAGTTCAGTTGGCGTATGCTATTGCAAAAGATAAGCACTTCGGTTCGGATTCAGAGGCTACGTCTGCACGGAAGCGTGCGGATGAAATGTTTCGTGTTATATTCTCAAGGTCGCGCAGGAACAAAGCCGCACCGAGGATTAGGGTATAATGACGGAGAAGGTCGAGCAGCCATACACAGGCGGGCTTAATCTCATAGCCGAGGAACTCGGCTTGCATCCGACCACTGTGCCGGATGCGATGAATGTGGAGTTTGGGGCTGGCGGCAGGATTAAGTCCAGAAAAGGTGATGTATTAGCCAATACTCTCACCCCCCTCACCGCAATGTCCGCATCGTCGCGCGATATGTATGTAGTTGAGGAGGATGTAGGCGTAGCGCCGAGCGTTACATTTCAGCTTATTTTCTCTGGCGGGCGCATATATCGCGCACATAATTGGGCGAATTCCACCATCTCCACAGTAATTGATGTAGGTGGGTACACCACATCTGGGGCATATACATCTACACGCCCCATCGCCGTTGCATATGTGGACGCTATGGTAGCTGCCCCAGCGATTACAAAATATACGGTGGCGGCCTTCGGCGCATACTCACCGCCTATAGCGATTAAGTCTAATACTACAGGGGTTACCATTGTAACGCACACGGACTGGACTGCGTTTAATGGGTACCCGAGTACCTGCGCGGCATACAGTGGGAGGATGTGGTATGCGGGGGTGGACGGGCTCCCGTCCAGACTGTACGCAACAGACGTAGGAACCTTTGGAACCTTCGGCACTGCAACAGGCGCGGACAAGGGGTTCACCCTAGACATGCAATTGGTTGATGGCGGGCGCATAATCGGCATGAAGCACTTATATGATATGCTTCTGGTGTTCACCACCCGTGGCATATATAGAATCGTAACCGATAATTCCACAATAGGGTTCAGGGCTATTCAGGTGACTAACCATGTTGCAGTATCCCAGCACGCAATTGTGGAGGCGGAGAACAGCCTGTATTACATGACAAGGGCGGGGGTGTTTAAGATGTCCACTGCGCTCACATATGGGGATGTTAAGTCGGAGGAAGTGAGCGCCCCGATTGCCCCGATGTTTGAGGCTACGGACGAGTGGGAATTGAGCGGAGCATTTGGTGTATACGATGGGTCGAAGCGCAGGATGACATTCTTCTTTCAGAACGGATACACAGGGCTGTCCGGCACGAACCCTCTGCCAAATGAGTTCACACTGGCGGAAGCACAGAACAGCTTTGTGGCACACGGCATTCCAATTTACCCATACAGCGTATCCACGGCGGCTTCATTCAGTTTACGCTCCAGCAATTGGACATACTACAACTGGCCGTTCTATATTGACTACGCAGTGGCTCGGGATAGGGGCGATGGTAACATTGCGATTGAGTCCTACACGAGAAAGGATGCTACAACGGGTGCGATTTCTACGAATACGATATACGAGTATGAGTTGCTCGACCCTGCTACTGCTGTAGCCCCAACGGTTCCGGTATATGCCAGAACACGTAAACTTATAAGTGAGGCGATAGGCCGTAGAAAGACGCGAACATTTATCCACAGCTATGTAGCCGTGGGCAACCCCGGGGTAAGAGTGTCTTTTGATGACGGGGCGTTCACCGTTGTCGATGCGGCGCTTCCAACAGGCAGGAGCCGCAGAGCGGCCATTGGCTCTGGTACTATAACACAGTTTGAGTATTATGGCTCAGGAAATTGGGAAGTTGACGCGATTTCACCGGATACAAAGATGTTAGGCAGGAGATAGGCATGGGATTATTTAGCAGCTTTACAGACAACGTACTGGGTTTTGACCCCAATGGCGGGGGCAACCATATCATACCCACCATAAACCATGCAGCAACGCAGGCGAAGTCCCTTGTACATAACCCAGCAAGTAAAATTCTCCCGTCCGGGTTTCGTAAGTCGGGGTTTTACCGTAACACATTACGACCCGTATTCAACACGGCGGCGTCCGCAGGAATAGGGTACCTCGCCGGTGGCCCGATAGGCGCATTCGCGGCGGGCGCACTAAGGGCAGGGGAGACGGCGATTGGAGGGGTGAATAAGTATGGAGCGTTCCAGCCCCTAACGGATATAGTTCAACCTGTCGTAGTCGGCGGAGGGATTGGTGCGGCGACCGGACAGGGGCTGGCAGGTCAGTTAGCAGGGACAGCCGCAGCGTCAGGCTCGGACGGGCTTACGGCATCGTTATCCAATGCCGGGTTCTCAGGCACAGGGGCGGGCACCACAACACTGCCGGCTTCTGCCATGTCGCTTAGCCCCTCCATAAGTTCGGCAGCCGCCGGGAGTGGGGTGTTCGGGTCAGCTACCGCTGGCACAGGGGTGAGCGCAATGGATGTGGCAACCGCTGTAGCGAAGTACGGGTCGTCCGCAATGGATACGGTGTCTGGGGCGTTGGGATTTCAGGCATCCAAGAAGCAGAAAGCTTTGGCAGAGCAGGCAAGACTGGCCGCCTTGCAGGGCAATCAGAAAGCCTTGAGTAACGCGCTGACGGCACTCGCTGCCGACTTCACTCGCACAAGGGCGGCTGCGAACGCAGCAGTCGGCAGCAGTGGGTTCATATCATCTCGCAATGCGGGCGGCTTGCTCAGTAAGATTGAGGCGAAGCTGGCGGCGGACGAGGCTCGCAGGAAGGCGGCCCTCAATGCGACTGCTCGGAATCAGGCGCAAAGTATCAATAGCGCAGCCGATGCCGCCGCTGCAAACGCTTCTGCCGCTGGTACGAATTCTCTTATAAACGCTGGCAGAGGTGTATTGTCAGCGATAGGTAAGTTTGGATAGTATGAGTATACTTAGCCAAGATTTTGCACCGTCGCCAGAGTCCGAACTCCGTAACCAAGCGGGGTTCGTACCGCCTCATAATGCAAACGTGGGTATCCTGTCCGCGTTGGCAGCGGGTGCCGGAGAGGTAGCAAGAAACTTCGACCGCAACTATGCGGAGCGGCTACGGCTAAGCGCTATTAAAGAGCGTCAGTCTGCGCTCGACAAGCGTGCGGCGGCACAGCATGCGGAGGAGTTGAAGTTCCGCAGCGAGGACATCGCACACAGGACTGCGCGAGAAAAGCTGGCGGATGAGCGGGCGGCGAAGCTGGATGCCGCGCGGGAGAGGTCGGCTCAGGAAGTGTCGGTGTTACGGAACCTACAGGTTCGGCAGGCGAGAAGCAGCATATCGGCATTGGCGGAAAAGAGGAGAGAGCAACGAAAGCAGCGGGCTATATTTAATCAGTTGCACAGCAGCATTCCGCACGACGTGCCGGACGGTACCCAACCGTTGGACGCATACAACGCAGAGCGTGAAAGGATTATGTCATCGGGGCTGCCGTCGGATAAGCAGACTCTACTGCTAAAGCAGTTGGAGTCCACGCGGCTTGGTCGAGAGGGCGCGCGTGCAGCGCAACGTCGTCAGGCTGGCATAAAGACCTTCACCGATGCGAACGCAAAGGTGGGGGCAATTAACTCCCAGATAAAGGTGGTGAATGACGCGTTGGCCGCCATCATGCCAAACGGCGCTATGCCGGAGGACGAGGTTACCATCGCGCAGGTTAAAAAACTTAACGACGCCCGCATATCGCTGCTCACAAAACTTGCGGAAGCGAAGGCGAACCGCAATCGCGCTGTCCCGAATGATGATAAGCTGCGTCAGGAACTCGGCATAAAGACGCATGCACAGATTCAGGCGGAGCAGGAGGCAGAGCGACAAGCCGCTGCCGCAGCGAATCTTGTACCGGCGCAAGCCCAATCATCGTCGGCGCTTGAAGCGCAGTTGCAGGACGGCAACGGGTTCGCACAAATAGTCGGGAACGCACTGGACGGGGCCGCGCAGAATGTAGATAGCGCAGGGGGGTTCCTGTCTCATTTGCCCGGTCAGTTCGATGAGCGACCCGGCGCAGGCGCGGATAAGCTGAATTCCATACTCCAGCAGTACGGGAGGTAACCAGTGGATACCGGCGCAATAGGCTCGGTTCCGCAGACTGTGTTTGCCCCCCAGCCTACTCAGCTTCCAGACTCCGCGTTCGATTCACCTACCGTACAACTTCCAGACTCCGCGTTTGACGGGGCGGCACCGGCTATTGACGTGCAGGATTTCGTTGGCGCGCCTAGCGCACCGACCGACCAGACTGCGCCGCCGTCGGACTTTATTGGGGATTTCGGGCACGGCCTGAGCAACGCTGTTAGCGATACGGTCGGGGCTGTAACGCATCCGCTAGATTCTATCGCAGCGGGATTACGCGGCGTGGGGCAGTTGGTGTCGGGCGATGGCGACTCGATGGTTGCGCTACGTCAGCTTATGTCCAGTGTCGAATCACATCCCGGCGAGGCACTGGGCGGACTGGTGGGCTCGCTGCCGCTTATGCTCATCCCCGGGGGGCTGGGTGCGAAAGCCGTCGGTGCCGCAGCAAAGGCCGGTGCCGCAGCGCGGGGTGCGGGGGAGGTTACGTCCGCCCTTGCAGGCGCAGGCGCGGGGGTAGGCACAGCCGCCGCAGTCTCGACAGGCGTAGCGGGCGCATTGGCGAACGCCGGAGGCCGTAAGTTGTCTCCGGATGATGCAAAGCTTGCGGCTGTACTCGGTGCGCTCACAGGTGCCGCAGTACGCCGAGGCGATTTAACGGTTCCGGCCAAAGCAACACTTGGCAAACTGGCACGGGAGTACCCTGAGTTTGTGGCGGGGTTTCAATCCCCCGTGGTACATGCGGAACGGCTCGCTCGTAGCAAGGACGCTGAACTCAGCGGTATAGGCAAGAGCATGGCCGATAATCTGAAAGAGATGTCGTTCGCCAAAAGCAAGGTGGAGAACACCGTGGCTGAAAAGGTCGACGCACTTGATAAGCATGTTAAGGCGACCACACCCGAGCAGGTTGACGCGGTTAACCGCGCCATAAAGCTTACAGACAAAAATTGGTTTGACCGTAAGAAGCTGGAGAAGTCTGCTCCGTATAACAAATCAGGCCCGTTAGAAATGTCGGATAGCGAACTCGAACTTGAGGGGCTAGATTCTAGCGGTATTGCTCTATACAGGGCGCTCATCGACTTGGGGTACGAAACTCAGAACACCGCTCGCGAGGTGGCAGCGCAGCGGCTCAGAGATTCGTTGGGCGAGCACGCCACATCCAGAGAGCGGGCAGCCGTAGATAAGCAGATACGTGAACTCCCTGAGCCTGAACGCGGGCTAATGCCCCACAGGTGGACGGGCGGAGGCCATCGGGTGCATTTCTTAAACGGCAATGGGGATTTGGAGGTCAGGGCATTCGACTCAGCGCGGAAGGCCAAGGCGTTCGCAGCCGAACAGGGTGGCGATGCGGTATTTCTCGATAACCCAGAGTTCACGGGCATTGATACCGACTCTATTGTAAGCAAGTTGAGGGTTAAAGATTTGGTGGATGAGCAAGGGCTGGTAGATAAGCCGAGGCTCGCCAAGCGTATCCAGAACCTTCGGGGCAAGTCTATCCGGCGAATGGACGGCATTATGGGCAAGCGCAAAGGCGTGGTGGGATACGACTCTCTGGACTCAGTGGACTCATTGCTCACCGCCATGCGTCGTGATGTTAAAACAGTGTCAGAGGCGAAGTATCTGGAGCCTCATCTGAATGAGGCCAAACGAATCACACGGCAGGCGCGCCATGTCAGCCCAGTCACATCAGCCATGCTTGAGTCCGTTATAGACCGCGCAAGCGGGGCGAAGCGGGTATCCGACACAGTGGGGAATATTAAAGGTGGGTTCTTTCATACATACCTGAGCGCGTTTTTGAATACAGTCGTCCCGATACTTAACTTCGTAGCTGCGGGCACGCTTTCGCCTGTTCACCTTTTGGCGGAGTTACGAAAGGCCGGTGGCGCGGGTAGCGCTGCGGACATGATGGACGCTATGCAAACCGTAGCACGCGGGTTCAAGGCAGTGATGCCGAAGCGGGTACTGAATGAGCACCTACGAAACACGATAGAGACCAATGAGCGGGTAGGGGCGACACCATCCGTGTCATCTGTGAACCTCGCTGAGCCGGTTACCGCTAAGACTACCGGCGGCTCGAAGTTCCGTAGTAAGCTTGCCCGCGCTAACTCATACACGCTGAGACAGTCCGAGTACCTCGCGAAGCGTATGGTCGGGGCTATGTTCCGCGATATTGGTGAGCGCAGGCTCGGCCTGACCGGACACGCACTGGATAAGTTTGTACACGAAGGCACCTCCCGAACCGTTGGCGAGTTCAATGCGGGTATGCGCCCACTATTCCTTGAGGGCAACGGCACTGCCTTCTGGGATACGCTCGCACTGGTGACGACGTTTCAGACATATGTTGTCCAGAAGGTTATGGCCGATTTACCTCTCATCTATCACACATCCAAACCGCTGGCGATGGCGTACCTTGGCTCTATCGCGCTGGCGGCGGGCGCACAGGGCATCCCCGCAGTTGTGCCGTTTCTGGACTTCACGGTAAAGACCATAGACGAGGATGGCTCCATGACGCGCGACTGGGAGCAGTACAAGCTTGACCATCCCAACTTTTTTCGTGGGCCGTTGTCCGGCCTCCCTGTGGACTTGACAGGGCGCGCAGGGCTAAGCGGCCCCGCTGGGATTGGCTCACAGTTCGGACTCAACCCACTTGGTGTGACCAACCCAGTGTTCCAGTTTATTGGCGCACTTGGGGATGGCGACCCGTTCTCAAAGGCGATTCTCCGTCTGGTTCCGAGCGATGCCCGCAACAGATACGCAGCGGTTGGGGCGCTAAAGACCGGCATCTTCGACCAGCCATCGGGGTCGAAGTTCAAGACCGCCGTACCTGTGGACAAGACGACGGCTATGGTAACCGCCGTGTTCGGGCTTACCCCCTCACAGGTGTCGAACACTCGCGCAGTTACATCGGCTAAGTTCAAGGTTGCTGAAACAAACCGGAACAGCTACGCGTCTGCACGGAAGCAGGCAGTGAACCTCGCTACTGAGGGTAAACTGACCGCCAGCCGTAAGCGTGAGATAAGCAGACAAATTCATCGTATCCGTCCGTCCACAAGCCTCGCTACATTCTGGGCGGGGGTTCGCCGGACAGCGAAACAGCGCAGCGAACAGGCGTCCCCACGCGGCACCTCTCGCAGCCTCCGCAGAATGATTGGGGGCATCCATGAGTAGAACGCATGTGGTCGTAAGGTGGGACGCACAGCCTCATGGCACATTGGGCGCAGGTGTCACTCAGCTATCTTCGGCAGGGGCGGGCATTATTATATCACAAATGCCTGTACTCGCAGCTAACGGTGTGGTATATACCGCACCTACAACGGTGAATGGTGCAGCAGTATTCGGGTGGGCGGTCGGCGCTACCGGCACCCCGATAAAACTTTAGCGCAGGAGTAGTGTATGAGTATTTTAGCAACAGATAATAACAGCAACGCAGTGCAGGCGTTTAGGCTTCCTGTATCGGGATATACAATAGCCATTACGGGATTTACAGCTATCGGCTCCCACCCGTCAGG